CCATGATCATGTTGAAGCTCATGTCCCCGCCATCGGTGTAAGTCGTGTATGCATAATTCTTAGATAGGTATTCGAAGTGCCCTGGGATCCACAGGACCCCTCCTGTCTTATAGAGCACCTTGTCGAGCTCAAGGGTGAATAGCCACCCCATCAGTTTTACTTCGTCACCGTATGGCAGTTTTCCAACAACATCCGCCATGAAGCTGTCACCGCTGGAGACGTACTTGCCTTTGGAAATTTCATCGGTCTCCGTGTCCTCATGCTCCGCAAGCTCTATCGTCTGGCTTTCTCCGAGTATCATTCCGTACGACCCAGTCGACAGCTTCAGATGTTCATCGATGGCCACTCCTCCAAGGCCCAGCGTCGTACCGGCCGAGTCGGCTTCTCTTGCTTTGGTCCATCTGTTCGACGATTGTGGTTTTAGATCCTCCACCGTCTTCCCCATCATCATCGATGCCCCCGGGAGCCTTCTTGCCGAGAAAGCCGAGCCTGGCTCTTTTCCCGTGAATAGCTTTGTGAAGGCTCCGATTGGGTAGGTCGCGGTGGCCGTGTAGATGAACCTCCATAACGGCATGTTGCTCACTTCCAGCTCGTTCTCAGATAGGCTCTTTGTGGATAAAGTCGGATAGGCCCCGGCGTCATAGGCGAGAAGGATCCTTGCCGATTGGGCGGTGACGTTTTTCGTGTCTATCTGGGCATAGACGACGCAATACTTGATTCCGGTAAGCGTCTGGAGGGAGATCTCTATCGTCGAGTCCGATCTGAACTGCCTTCCTCCGATATCCCCCATGCCAGTGCCGATCGTTATCTTCTTGGATGATTGGTTGGCCGCTATCTCGAAGCTGGTCCCGACGCCGTTGAAGACCTCGCCGTTGGTGAGGCCGAAGGTGTCTTTGCCATTCATCGACGAATAGACCAAAGAGTCCGAGTATGACGTCGGAGATACGCCGGTCTTTGTCAGGAGCTTGATGTTGGACATTCTAAACCCCCATCGTGACGATCGTGACCGTCACCGATACGTCGGTTATTCCGTCTATAAGCGCGGTTAGGGTGGCGCCGCCTTTGCGGAGCGATAGCTTGGCCCAGCTGTTATCCCCCTGCGTGTAACCCATCCCTTCGAGCGGAAAACCCCACTTGTTATCGATTGTGTAAAGATAGACATCCCTTTCGGTGGAGATGATGCCGTTTGAAATATAGGAGGTGGTTCCGCTATTGGCGGTCGCCTTGATTATGAAGCAGACCAGCCCTCCAGTCGGCTCCGTCCATCCTATTGGTTGGCTTACGCCTTTGGCCAATGACGAAAGCGAAGCGAGATAACTTCCCGCCAAAGCCATCGCCACCCCGCTGTGGTTCGGGAATGCGAGATTGGAGTCAACGTCATTGTCGTTGCCAGTTGGACCGATTTTCAAAGCGTTTCCGGCAGCGTCCGAGTATCTGGCTTTCCTGACGTAGCCGGTGCCATACTCGACTAAGTCCTCGACTTTAGTTCCGTTTAGGATCCCGCTGTTTGGAATCGAGCGGGCGCTCTCGGCTTGTCCTGGCTCCCGGATGTGGCGATAGTCCTTAAGGATTGACCATGCGCTTCCGTTAAAGTAAGCGAGGAACAAAGGCATTGTCGCTGTGCCCGTCTGGCTCTTGTAGATGTCGGTGTTGCCGATGCTGATGTTGTTCGAGGAGCTGCCTATCGATTTTATTGCTCCCGACTCAGTCGAGGCAGTTATCTCGATCTGAACGTAAACGAGCACGTATAAAGCGGCGGCAACGGTAACGTCATAAGTCTTTCCCGAATCGAGTTTGAATTCCCTTCCATAGAGCTGTCCGTATCCCGCTTGGACGCTCAGTTTCTTGGCCGAATCATTTAGGGCTAAGGCGAACTCTTTATAGACTCCTTTATAGACGACTCCTCTTGAATCGCCCTCCCAGGCGTCCCCGATGGCCTGATGGAAAACGGCGGCGTCATCATAAGCCGTCACGCCGTCATAGCCGTTTTTTCTTATCAATGTGATGTCAGCCATTTTCCTTTTCCTCCCTAAATGTAGTAGTAGTCGTCTAGCCTTCCGAAGCAGGCCTTGACCTGCCCGCTCTGGTCCTCGCTCCTCCACATCATCGGGAGGAGCTTCTGCGTGTTGTCGTCGGCGCTGTTGTATCCGTAGATGTAGGCCTGGCACCAGATGTCGGCGTTCTTAAGCTCTTTGGCGAGCGGAGCGTCGAGGCTTATCTGGACTGAGCCTTTGTATCTGTTTTTCTCGAGTTCGTTGAGGGCCTCGCTTTTGGCTTTGTCGGGATCCTCGTCGCTGAAGGTTTTGTATCTCGCTGGAACTCTCGTGAGGAGCGATCCGCTTTTGACGAGGTAAGCCGCCGAGGCTAGCGGGACTATCGTCTCCTTTCCCGTGGACGGGGAGGAGCATAGCCACCACTCGCCTATCTCGGCTCCTGTTGTCTTGTTGTAGGCTATCGCCCTATTTACCTCGGTAGAATCGTTCATCACCCTGGCCTCGTCGAAGTCGCTAAGTTTGATCGAATAGGTCTTCGTGATCATCTTGACTACGAACTTGATGCTTCCTGTCGTCTTCCCTGTGCTGGAGTCGGTCGTGATGTTGCATTCTGGCACGACTGTGAAGTTGTACCTCATCATCGCGGCCTGAAGCTCTTCCCACAGGTCTCCTATCGCGTTTGCCGACGGTATTGACCCGTCCACCCATGCGACGGTCTGCTGATCGAACTCCGATGTGTCGATCGTGTAATCGATCACTCCATAGCTCGCGCAAAGCGAGCCAGGTATTCCAAGCAGATAGGTCACCCAGGCTTTTACCGTTGGCGAGGTCTGGTAGCTCGCATAAGAGATCATGCAGTTCTGGATGAATATCCTTCTTAGGTCCATCGCCGTTATCGTCGTGAGGCCTTTCTTGTTCTTCGGCCTTCCCGAGAATGATAGGTAGGAAAGCCTCCCGACGTCATTGAACATGCCTATGTAAACCGCCTTCGCGCTCTGATCGATCTTCTCCGTGGTCGCCGTGAGGCTGTCCATCTCGAAGTTCCTTCGCGTCAAAGACCAGGACGAGCAGTAGTAGGTCGTCTTGGTCCCTAGAGCTTTGAAGTTTTTATCGAATAGAACTGCGAACATCCTCTGCCTCCTTATATACCGTACTTGACTATCCGGACATCGACGCTCGGCTTGGTCGTGTCGCTCTGGTCGAGGTTCGGAGTTATGGTGCTGGTGCCTGGCCTCGCGGAGAGGAACGTGTCATTGGTCTTGTCGATCTCGTTGTAGTAATCGGTCTCGTTTCCGCTTGCGTCGATGAAGGTTACCGTCCCATTGACCGCGTCTACCCTGATCGAGCAGCCGCTCACGAGGTCTAGCCCTTGGAAGCGGATGGTTGAATAGGCCGAGCCATTCTGGAAGAGGCTGGCCTCGGGGTTGGTGATGTGCCCATGGAAGGTCACGATGAGAGGGATCTTCTTCATGAATGTATTCACGATGACGTTAGACGTCCCATAGTCTCCGCCTCCGTAAGCCCTAGGGTACCCGTATGGATATGCCCTGTCGGCCGTAGTGATGGATAGGATGATCTGCGTGTCATCCGAAGAATAGAAGAGTGTTATCGGCTGAAGCGTCAAGGTGGCGGTGACCACCCCGTTCTTCATCTGCTGAGGGGAGTACTTCTTGACGACCACGTCGACGTAACGATCGGACTTCATGTAGCTGATCCTGAGCGTTGTCCTGAATGACCCGCTGTCGACGTATTGGGCACACCATTCCCTGAACTGCTCCGCCGCCGCTATCGGGTCGCCTCCGCTGAATCCGAGGGATAGGCTAATCTCTGCCTTCTTGACTGTCTGGCGCACGATGTAGTCGATGACGTCGCCCTCTTGCACAGTGAGGGTCTGCTCGAAGCCGCCGAGCCCGTTTGGCGTGCATATCTTGGCATTGGATCCTCTCGACCCTATTGAGGCGAATGCGTACGTGGAGACGGTCTCCCAGGAGGAGGTCTTGGCTATGAGGCTAAATGTCCTTGTTTCCATCAGCTTATCCCCCTTTGTTTCTTCTCCGCGGCTATCTTATTGGCGATGTCCTCGCCCGTATCTTCTGTCGTCACTTGGACGACTATGGTGCTTTGGTCTGTGTTGTTCGTGACGTTGGTGCTGCTCGAATAGCTGGAGGAGGACCCTCCGCTTATCCCGCTTGTGAGTATCGCGGCGCCTCCGGCGATGGCCCCAGCCGCCACCACTGCGGCGACAGCAAGCATTATCGGGTTGGTGCTTAAGGCATCCATCGATATCTTCGTGGCCGCCGTAAGCGTTATGAGGCTAGGAAGCGCGGCGCAAAGGCCGAGTATCGCCACAAGGGCTATCTGGCCCGCTGGGCCTATCGCGCTAAGGACGTTGGCCACTCCTTGTATCAGCGGGGTCATGGCCTGAAGGAGCGAGGCCGTGGACTGAAGCGCCGGAAGGAAGGCGGATCCTATCTCGGCCGACCACTTGACCATAAGGTCCTTGATGTCGTTCATCATCTGGTATTCGCTCTCGGCGCTGGCGACCTGGTCATTTGTGAGGAGGCCGTTTTGCTCAAGCTGCGAATTGAGTTCTGCGATCTGGCTGGAGGTGAGCCCCGCCACTTGGGCGAGGTAGCTTCCGCTGTCTCCTAGTAGCGCGGTGGCTAGCACTGCCCTTTGGGATGCATCAGAAACGCCTCTGAGGGCCTCTAGGATGATGTTCATGGCTTCCTCGGCCGTTTTCCCGTTTAGGTCCTCCATCGTTAGCCCTAGGCTCGCCAGGGCCTCTACTGCCTTTGTGGAGCCCTTGGATATCCCGGCCAGTACCGTCGTGATGGAGTTCATGACCGATGAATAGCTGTCGGCGTCGCCGGTCGCGTTCTCGAAGACGTCGGCCCACTTCTGATATGTCTCCGCGTTGACATTGAGTGCTTTGGAGTTCTTTGCGATCTCCTCGCCTTGGCTGACGAATAAGGCTATCGAGGCGGCCAATATGGCCAAAAGGGCCTTGGCGGCCTTGCTGGCCCCTTGAAACTGCTTCTGGAGCCCTTCTAGCTTCTGCGAGTTCAGGACGCTTGTCTGACTCTTGAGGCTCTTCGTCTGGCTCTCGGTCAGGGCGATCTGCGCTGTGAGCTTCTGATACTCCCTCTCGTCGATCGGGAGCCCGGCTTTGACCTGGGCATCGTACTCCGCCTGCTTTTTCTTTAGCTCGGCTAGTTTCTGCGATGTTAGCCCGATTCTGGATTGGAGGACATCGGTTCTCGCCGAGGCCAGCCCAATCGACGTCGGGTCGACCTTGAGGGCCTTGTCTAAAGCCCTTGAGTCCGTGGCGCAAGACTTCAAAGAGGAATTGAGCTCGCGCACTCTGGCGTCGATCTCGCTAAGGTTTCGAGAGACTGTGGTTTCTGCCATTGCCGTTCCTCCTTTCACTTGCCCTCTAGGGCTTTGTTGGCTTTGTCGATGATTCTTTTGTCCATCCCCTTAAGGAGACGGACGGCTTCGTCGATGTGATGGGTGGCCTGGTACTGGCCGTTCTTGCCGCCCTTGTTAAGCGTCCTGGCTATCTTCGAGTAGGCTTGGCCGTGCTCGTCGTAGCCGATGTAGTCGATCTTGTAGCCGTATTTGGAGGGCTTGTCGATCTTGCTCATCTGAAGCGAGTTCTTGAGCGCCCCGGTTCTGACTGGGGTGCCGTCCCTCATCTTCTGGAAGCAGCTCTTGGCCTCGTCGTCTATCTCGCCTTTCATGGCGTCTACGACTTTGCCGGAGTCCTCTCCGAGCTTGGAGAGGAAGGCCGTCAATGAGTTTTCTTCATCCATGGCTTTCCTCCTAAAACTCGATTTCCCCTGGTTTGCCGTCGGAGCCATCTTTGGACTCAGGATCTGGGCTATTGAACTCGACCCAGTCGATTATGTCCCTGACGGATAGCTTTCTGACCCAGCGCTCTGGGAGGCCGAGCTTGATGGCGAAGAAGACGGCGTAGATGAACTTGCAGGGTCTTCCTTGGGCTCTTCCGCGATCTCCGCCCCCGCTTTTTTTGGGTCTTCCCCAGAAACGATGGAGTTGCAGATCGAGATGGCTGTCGGATTGAAGATGTCTTTCGTCGAGAAGCTCTCTTTGGCATCTTTGACGGCCTTGGCTTTCTCCGCCTCTCCGAAGTCCTCTGGGCTTCCGAGAGTGGCTAAGAGCATCGCGGTGAGGATTCCTAGGTACATCACACCAGGGCGCCTCACCCGGCCCGTCTTGGCGTCTGGTATGGCGTCGTCGAGAATGTCGTTGCCGACCACTTCGCAATACCATTCGGGCACGTCTCCGTTGTCGGTTAGTCTCTTGCCCTCGTACTCGATGACCCTTTTCATTAGGCGGTCACCCCTTTGTAGAGGTCAGTTGTCGTAGGCTCTCCACTGACGTAGCCTTGGGTGCCGGATAGCACTTTTGCGTAAGGGATGTCTCCGAAGTCTGATGTGGTGATGAGCCTTCCCGAGAACTCGATGACGATGGCATCCGCCACCTCGCTCTTGAGTTGTGTCTGGATGGCTTCCGAGAGTGGTTTGGCCACGCAGTCATAGAACCAAAGCTCGAACGCGGCGCCCTTTTGGTTCTGCCCTTTGGCGAAGATGCAGACGTGCTTGGAGTTCTCCCCCGAGAGGAAGATCAGGTTGCCGTTCTTGTCTTTGCTGGCGAGCCCGATTGACTCCAGGAAGTCTGGGCTGTACCCGTAGAGCTCCACGGATAGGGTGAAGCCCGTGGTGACGGTCTTCTCCTCTTGTCTGTCATCCGCTTCCAAGGTAGCGGTCCCGGTCTTTGGGACATAGCTCACCTTCTTGAGGTTGATCTCCTGCTCTGTTGCCCCGAGCAATAGTGGTTTTACTGGCATTCCGACGACTGGATAGCCATCGGACCCGAATGATGTGATCGGGAAGATTCTTAATTGTTTGCAAGCCATTTTTTGGCCTCCTTATATTGTTTTCGTCAGAACGTAGCTTAATTGCGTCCTCTTGCTCGAGCTGTCGTAATAAGGCGCGCTGTTCAGCTCGAATTCCCAGCCGTCTTTCCTAAATGCTCTTGAAGCTCTTGCCACCGCTTTCTTCACGGCTCCGGCGTATGGGCTTCCCATAATCCAGAAGTCGATGTAGGCGGTCGCACGGCGGCATTCGACGTCGTTCTCCGCGCTAGCAAGCGGCTCTAGGGCCTGTATCTTCCAGACCGCGAAGATCCTCTTGCCTGTGGCGTCTGGGCTCTCGGCCTTCATAGGCCAGAAGATGGGCGCGTCTCTTTTGGCGATCTCGTCCTCGTCCAGCGTCTCCCCGTTCACTAAGCCGGCGCTTTCAAGAATCGAAGGGATGTCTTCTGCCACTATGGCCATTGCTTCATCCGCCCTCATGGGTAGACCTCCTGGACGGCCTCTCCGCTGCCCTCGTCAACCGTCTCGCAGGTTAGCTTGAGCTCAAGGTTCCGCCCCTCGAAGTTATCTGGCGGAAGGATGATGCGGAGGCGTCTATCGCCCCATCCCACCCAGTCTCCCGTGTGGACTCCTTTTATGTAGTTGATGACTACCAGCACCCTCTCTTTTGGGAAGGTGGCGCTCTGCTGGTCGTTTGTCTCCTGAGCTATCGGATTGCAATATGCCCAGAAGGGCTCTTTCTTCGAATTTAGGAAGACTCTCTTGAGCACCCTTCCATCCGTCCCCTCGTTCTTTGATTTGACGAGTTTTTCCGAATAGATGGATACCTTTGAATTCTTCCTTGGGTATGCGTAGTCCTTATTTGCCATCGGAGCTGACCCCCTTCCTCTTAAGGATGTTGAGCCAGTCGATGATCTCTTCTCTGAAGTCATGGTCGGCGTCGTGGTAGAAGCTCTGGAGGAGCACTAGCCTGGCGCATGATTTGGCGTCGGGGTCGACCTCTCCTACCTCCCATCTGCGGCCTGTCCTTCCATCGACGAAGGAGGTCGCGGAGCTGTTGTAGTCATTGATCTGACTTTCCGGGAACGTCCCGTCGAGCCGAAGAGTGTTCTTCGCCTCAGTAAGGGTCAGTATGTTGGCTTTTTCCATTTCGTTTCCTCCTTTATCGATTGGTCGTAACTAAGTAGTCGCCTTAGGCGGCTTTGCCGTAGACGAAGGCGTTAGGAACGGCTTTTCCGGCTGCGTGCTGTTTGGCGATGTAGGTGGTGATGCCTTCATCGACGTCGCGCTTGGTCTCAAGATGGATAGAATTCAAAAGGTTGACGATGTAGAAGCGTCCGACGTTGCCGATGATGAACTCGCCGTCTTTTAAGGTCTCATCGACCTTGATTGGGAGAGCCCCGGCCACGGTGATACTGTCGTTGCTGAAGAATGGGACGATGTAATCGCCATCGCTGTTCTTGGCGAAACGGCAGGTATCGAATAGATCCTGTGCGCAGTAGATGACGGCTCCGTTGCGGTACTTGCCTTTGAGGGTCTTGATGCTGGCTTCTAGGGTCGCGAGCTCTTTTCCAGCGGCGTAGGTCTTGGCGGTCAATCCGAGGGTGATGCCGGCGATGTGGTTGTTCGCGCCGGTTCCGTAGATGAAGTCAGCCGACCAGTCTTCGGATAGGTCTTGGACGATCTGATCGGCGAGATACGTCCCGAAGTCGAAGTCGGTTAGATCCAATAGTTCGTCAGTGACTGGCACCTTGATTTGGAGGTATCCGGCGACCAGCGATAACTGAGCCCACTTCTCTGGGGTCTCGCCAGTTCCCTTGCCCTCTGCTTTGGCTTCTGCGCTTCCTCTGCTCTCACGATATGGGAAGACCAAGAGGCCGGGGACGTTCTTGAAGATGATGGCGTCCATGATCGGGGTGAGCTTCTTCTCTTCGGCCAATAGGTCGAGAAGGATGCTTGTCTTGATGAAGATGCCACCGTTGTTGACGCCGTTGACGCTTTCGGTGGCGGCGACGAAGGTATCGGCTGTCGTGGTGAGGGCGGTGCCTAATGCACGGGCCTGCACGTCGGTGATGGAGTGCTTTCTGGCGGCGCATCCAAGCAAGAGCGAGATGGCTCCGCGTCTGGAATAGGTCGGAACGACTTCATTCTTATGCTCATCGGCGACTTTGCCGACTGGCATAGGATTCTTAGAGATGGCGGATTCCGCTTGTTTGCGGAGTTCGACATTGATCTCCGCGGTGAGCTCGGCGCGCTCATTGGCGTTGGTCTCGGCTTCTTTGGCCAAGGCTTCAAGTTTGGCTGTGTCTTTCTCTCCGGTGATTAGGCCTTTGAGCTCTTCGGCGCGCTTTTGCTTCGCGGCAAGAGCGGCTTTCATCTGTTCTAAGTTCATGATGTAATCCTCCTAGATTACTTTTTATTTGGGTCGTACTCTTCGCCTAGATAGGCAAGGCCGATGACCCGAAGCCTCCGGTTCTCTTTCTCCCGTTTCTCGCTCTCCAGCTGTTCGAGGCGCGTCTCCACGTCGCCTCGTCTTCGGGCATAAAGGTCCGTATCCTCATACGCCGGAAGCGGCACCGCCGCAACGTCGTAGAGTTTTCCGATTTTCCTAACCGTGAAGGTCGTCTCTCCTTCCACGGAGTCGTCTCGTTCCTCGGACGCGATCGTGAACGCGAAGGACATCTTGTCGAGGTCGCCTCGCTTGGCCAGCTCATAGAGGTCTCTCCCAGCCGTTGTGTTGGCGAGGAGCGCCCTGATGTAGACGCCGTCTGGCTTGTTCGTTATCTCGAGGGTGTGGTTCTTGGTTCTCGCCATCACCATGATGTCCTCGCTGTGGTTGTACTTGAGGAAGCAGTCGCTCATGTCGCAGCCTTCCATGGCTCTGGAGTCGATGGACTCGTAGACCTTGGTTCCGGCATAAGTGAATAGGAGCGTCCTCTCGTTGAAGGTGATGGCCTTGCCCTCGATGATCATCTGGTCTTTGGGCTCTCCTTCTCCTGGCACCCCCGCCCTTATCTCGAATGGGTGGTGATAGCTCGTCGGTCTGATGAGCTTTTCGAGCTCTTCCTTACTTTTTGGCATCTTTGCCTCCTTCTTCGGTGGAATCGCTTCCGCCGCCTTGATATGCGCTCTGGTCTTTGGTCTTGACCCAGTTGAGGTTCGTCTGCGGCTCGTCGCCGCCTTCTATCGGATCCTCTCCCATGTCCTGCCTCAGATCGTTCGGCAGTACCACCGGGAACTGGAGCTTTGTCTTGACCTTCTCTAGCCCGGTC